TTGATATATAATAATAATTGTCAAGCGGAAGAAAGGAGGGAAAACAATTTGAATAAACTTGAAATTTCGTTAAGCGCTGCTAGAGAGAATGCAGAACTTACACAAGAAGAAGTAGCCAAAAGGCTGAGAGTAACCAAACAAACAGTTGTTAATTGGGAAAAAGGAAGACAAGAGCCAACAGTTAATAAGGCAAAAAAATTAAGTGAACTTTACAAAATCCCATTAGACAATATAAGATTTTAATTTTTTTTAAAATAAATATCAAATTTAATTTGATAAACGAGAAGTATAAAAGGAGATAATATGAAAAAAGAAAAATTAAAAACACTTATGAAAGAATATAAAGAGATAAGTGAAGATTTAGCAAATATTGAATTAAGAGAGGTAGATTCACGCTACGAAAATAAAAAAGAAGAAGCGGAAAAAGTCGGTAAGGAAGCTGACAAACTAAACAAAAATCTTGACGACAAATACAACGAAATAATGGAGTTTATAGAGGAGGTTTTTTAATGAAAGTAAGAATACAAACCAACTTACCTATTTCAGATTTAGCGTTATTAAACTTAGAAAAGTTTTTTGAAAGATACTTTAATTTATATCCCGAAAAAATGAAAGGAGCATAAACAATGATTAAATATTTACAAAAAAGAACACTAAACTTGATGTACTGGACATTCACAATTATATTTTTATGTTCGTTATTGATGACAGATATAGATGGCGTTAAAATCCACGCCGTATACGCGTTAGTTATGGTCTCAACATGGTGTGCATTTGATAAGAGATACGACAAACATTTTGAATAGGAGGTAAAAATTTGAAAACAGAACACTATGATTTTTTTACACCAATTATAGATTGGGCGAAAGAAAAAGGAATATTAGAAAATGGTAGGCTTACTAAACAGCTTTTAAAATCAACTGAAGAGTGTTTAGAATTAGAAACAGCAATAGAAAGCTATGAGAACGGTAATAAAGCAGCGTTAGAGGAAATTAAGGACGCTATAGGAGACGTTTATGTAACATTGGTTATATCAACTCAAATGAAGCTTAATCATCCTTATATAGTCTTTAGAAAGATTAAATTAAGAGAAAATAGCCTTATTATTCCAACTGATTTTAAATTTTACACAATTGAATTAAAAAGGTTAGATTTAGATTTATACACTTCTTTTACAGGAGAGATAACTTATGATTTAGATTTAAAAATTGCCAAGTATGTGGAGTTTTTAGACTTTTTAGCAAAAACTTACGATTTAAAACTTACAGATTGTATAGAATTTGCTTACAATACAATTTCAAAGCGTAAGGGTAAAATGATAGACGGTAGTTTTGTAAAAGAAAAGTAAAAAAGCAAAATAAAAAAACGTTTGAAAAAACAAACGTTTCTAAATGTAAAAATCAATATGTATATTATAGCATATTGATTACAAAAAATCAAATAATGAAAGGAAAAAAGATGATTGAAAAAAATTTAGTGATTGATAAAAAAGCGGTTGGTTTGCGTATTAAACAAATACGACTTAATAAAGGTTATACTTTAGAAAGTTTCGGGAAATTATTCGGTGCTAGTAAAGGAAATGTTCAGCAATGGGAAAACGGCGTTTCACTCCCTAATAAAGAAAGATTATCTACTATCGCTAAAATAGCTGATATTACTGTTAATGAATTATTGTACGGAAAGAAAGATTTAAACTTTGATGAATTATTCGAAAAAATAATGACAAGACCAAAAGAAGAAATAATTGATTTAATAACAAAATTGACTATAGCTTTAGAGGTTAACGAATTTTATAAAAATAAACAAAATAAACAAAATAAGCAAAATAAACAAATAACAGAGATTTATACATGGAACGGCGAAAAATATGCGGAAATAATAGAAGATATAGAAGATGAAGAAGAAAACAATAGTATTTCAGTCTTTAGCAAGTTATCTAAACTAAAAAAATTAAACGATAATCAACAATTAGTGCTAGATACATTAAAAGAAGAATACGGACAAGAATATATTTTTGACGATATAGCACATTTTGCAGATTGCTATAGATATGAAAAGCCTAATAGTGCAGTATCAGAAGCGTACCTTGAATTAACTGAAGAAGAAACAAGAGAAGTATTAAAAGAATATATCAAACATTTAGAAACAAAGGAGAATGAATAATGATAACATCACAAGAATTGATAGAAGAATTAAAAGAATTAGGTTACAAAGTATATGTAGATAGTCTAAGAATGAATATTTATAGACCTTTTGTAGGTCAAAAAATATTCATAGGGCATATTTTTTTTGGAGAACACAGATATAATTTTTTAGAAGAGTTACCAGATAAATTTTTATCGCTTTTAACTGAATATATCTTAACACCTTTAGAAAAAAGGGGGGAAATTGAAGTTCCTTATTATAGAATACCTCTACCACATTTATTTACTACAGACGGAAACCAACAATATCTTACATTTAAAGATGATACTTATTTTGTTAGCAAATTCAATGAAAAATTAAAACAAACGTTTGATGAGGAAGAATTGGAACATGTTCCAAAATTCTATAGAAATCTAGCAGTAAAAATAAAAGATTAAAAAAGGAGATAAGAAAAAATGTTATCAAACAAAAAATTTAAAAATAGAGTTATTGAGTTAGGTTGGGATATTCAAGAGTTAGACGGAGAATATATCATAACAAAAAAAGGCGTGGTATATGCAAAAGTAGGTATTAACGAGCAATACTCAACTACATTTAGAAATACACCGTTAGTACTTAAAAAGTTAGTCAGACACTATGAAGATACAAGAATAGATGAAAGAACGGGATTTTTTGAAATACCGTTAAAAAACTTAAATTTAGGGGGACAACAATATATCACATTTAACAGAATTTCAGAACAGTTCAAAGCAATGGATAAGTTAACCTTTCATAGTGAAGATATAATTCAAGTATTTTCTAAAGAAGATATAGAAAGCGACTTTTTCAAAGAAAAAATAGGCGATTATCTGAAATATGTAGAGGAGGCTTAACAAATGATTGAAGAAAAAATATTAAATCAAGCTAAATTGAACACAGGAAAATTATATAAAAAACTACAACAAGCAAGATTAGAATTACAGAATAAGAAATTAAAAAAGACAGGATATAATCCATTTCAAAAATTTAACTACTTTGAATTAGGCGACTTCCTCCCTCATGTAAATAAGATATTTAGTGATTTACAGTTAGCCGACCACATCAATATATATCGTGATAAAGCAATAGCTGAGTGTTTAATTATCGATACTGAAACAGGAGAACAAGCAGCGTTTTATACACCTATCCAAGAACAACTAGCAAAACAACAAGATATAGGAGCAGTAATAACATACGCTAGAAGATACGCTTACAACGTGGTACTAAACATAAGTGAAAACGATATTTTAGACGCACAAAATTTGCAACCGCAACAACCTCAACAAAATAAAAGAATGCAAGCAACGGCACAAAAATCGGGATTGACACCTAAAAATAATGATAGACAAAAGATATTACAAATGTTAAATATGAACGCCGATATAAGTCAGATACAAGGTTGGTTATCCCAAAATAATATTAACGCAAGTAAGTTTGAAGATTTAACAGATAGTCAACTTAATCAAGTATGGAATTTATTTAATCAAGGAGGAAAATAAGAAATGATAAATAATGTGGTATTAGTAGGTAGAATAACAAAAGATTTAGAGTTGAGATACACAACAAGCAACAAAGAAACAACATCTTTTACGGTAGCAATAAATAGAGCATTTAAAGGTCAAGATGGGCAAACGCAAGCTGATTTTATAAGTTGTGTAGCTTTTGGAAAAACAGCAATAAACTTATGTAGGTATTGTGGGAAAGGTAGCTTGATAGGAGTAGAGGGAAGAATACAAACAAGAAATTTCCAAGGTAAAGATGGAAATACAGTTTATGTGACAGAAGTAATAGCTGATAGAGTTCAATTTTTAGAAAGCAAAAATCAAAGTCAGCAAGGTCAACAAGCACATTTCAACAACAATTTTAATCAACAAAATAACGGATTTAATCAAGGTTTTGGAAATCAAAGCCAGAACAATTTCAACCAGCAACAAATGGAGTTTAACAACACAGGATTGAGAAATAATAATACTATGTTTGATGATTTTGGAAATAATTTTCCAAGTAGTATAGATGACGTTATAGGGGATATAGTCAATCCTTTTAAGGAGGAATAACTATGAATGGAAAGAGAACTATTTAAGAATGATGGCAAGGTATTAGTGGTCAATTTGAAATTATTAGAAGTGTTGCAAAATAAAATAACTTTTAATGAAGCTATTATACTTCAACAAATAGACTACTGGACAGAGATTGCGAAAGCAAAAAAAGAAAAAAAGAATTTTTTAGATAATAAATATTGGTACCACTCTTCAGTCAAAAAAATGCACGAAAGAAATTTTAAATTTTGCTTCAGTATTGACGTTTTAAAAAGAAATTTAAAAACGTTAGAAGAAAATAATTTTTTGATAACAATAAAAAAAAATAACGCAAAATATTATCGTATCAATTACGAAGAAATCAACAAATATTTTAATATTTTTGAAAAAGAAAACAAAAAAAATGAGGAAAAAGAGAGTTGGGGCAAAATGCACCAACCTAAAAAAGAGTTAGGGCAAAATGCACCAACCAGTTGGGGCAAAATGCACCAACCAGTTAGGGCAAAATGCACCAACCAGTTAGGGCAAAATGCACCAACTATAAAAGAGATTAATAAAGAGATTATATATATAGATTATAAAATAGATTTATCAAAAAAGAAAATACGTTTAAAAAATATAGGTGATAAATTTATTTTAAAAAAAATCAAAAAACAGGAAATTTCTAAAAAATCAACTCAAAAAACAGCTAAAAATTCTAAAAACGAGAAATTAGACTATGAATTTAAAACGCAAATACCGAAATTAGACGTTTTAAGGTATGAATTAGGCGTTTCAGAAGATTTTGCGAGTAAATATACCAAAAATGATTTTTCGAACGTTACAGACGGTTTAAATGGGCAATTTGAGATTTCAAAAAAAGATGTAAATATAAAACAGCTTATAAACGACACTATACAAGAGGTTTTAAACGATAATAGGAAGTTTTTCACAATCAACAAAGAAAAAGTAAAAAGTGAAATTGTAAAAGAAAAATTTAAAAAACTTAAAAAACAAAATATTGATTATTGTTACAAAAAATATTTTGAAGAAAAGACAATAAAAAATTCTAAAAATTTCATTATTTCAACTTTATATAATTCAGCGATAAAAGAAGAAAATAAAAAATCAGAAGTAACTAATTTAGGTTATGACTGGTTTAACAAATAAAAAAAGAAAGGAGGTGTATTGATGTTAAATGAAAAATTAAGTTTCTTTACTTACATGGAAATTGTACCGAAAACTACTAATCAACAAAAGAAATTTTCTACCAAAAGCAAGACGTTTTACAAAACGCCAAAAATGCTAGAAGCGGAGTATAGATTAGTAAGAGCGTTAAGCGGACACCAACCAAAAGAAAAATTCATAAGACCAATTAAACTTACTGTTTATTGGATTTTCCAAAAAACTCAAAAAGCTAAAGACGGAGAGGTTAAAGCAGTAACTCCCGACTTAGACAATTTACTAAAAGCGTTACAAGATATCATGAAAAGGCTAGGTTTTTACAAAGACGATAGTTTAATTGTGGAATTGCACTCAAAAAAAGTAATGCACGAAAAAAGCGGTTTGTATGTGGAGATAGAGGAAGTGCCGAAAATAGATGAAGAAATTAATAAATTATTGGAAAAGTTTTAAAAAGAGGAATAAAAAATGTTTGGATTTGATAAAAAGAAGATAGACAAAAAAGAAGTAGGAGCAAAAATAAGAAAGATAAGACTAGAAAAAGATTTAACTTTAGATGAATTTTCAAAAAGAATAGACGCTCAATTAAATAGCGTGTATTTGTGGGAAAAAGGAAAATTTCTACCGAGAAAAGCTACGATTTTAAAAATTTGTGAATTAGGAGGAATAACTCCAGTTGAATTATTAAAAAAATCAAATGAAATAGACAAAAAAGTAGAGAAAATGATAGAAGATTTTTTAGGGTTGCCTGCTAAAAAACAACGTGAGTTTTTGGAAAAGATAATAGCAGCGGAGAAGAAAGAGCAAAATTTAAAATGACTAAACTACAAAAAATAATGGATGAAATAAAAATAACCGATAAAGAATTGCACAAAGTCTCAGGAGTACATTTTAACGTAATTAAATTAATCAGAACTGGCGAAAGATTAAGCCCACGATTTAAAACGTTGAAGAGATTAGCGAACGCATTAGGATGTAGTCCAAAGGATATAGGAGGGTAAGGAGGTATTAACTTGATAGAACACAATAATAGAGAGATTGCTAACAAACATGCCGAATATATCACAGGCAAGGAATTAAGGCAATATGTAGCAGAAAAAGTAAAGAAATACGTTGGTGAAAATCCTAGTGTATTTGATGGAGCAATAGGAAGTGGACAACTTGAACAATATATCCAACCTAGTAATCTTGTAGGTGTTGAAATTCAAGAACTAGCTTGTAAAACTTTTGAGCAAAACAGCGACTTATTCCCAAATAGAGAAATATTTAATATGAGTTTCTTCCAATTTGATGAAAATATAAAAACCGATTGTGTGGTTATGAATCCACCTTTCTCACTCAAATTTAAAGAACTTCCTGAAGAAGATAAGTTAAATATTCAAAAGGATTTCCCTTGGAAGAAGAGTGGCGTTGTTGACGATATATTTATTTTAAAATCATTAAACTATACTGACAAATTTGCATTTCATATTTGCTTCCCTGGTATTGCATACAGGAAGACCGAGCAAATGATGAGGGATCTAATCGGAAATAGATTAGTAGAGATAAATTTAGTATATGGAGCGTTTGAGGATACTGCTATTTCAGTATTATTTCTGATAATTGCAAAAGAAGGTAATTACGATAAGGTTCACAAGGAAATATATGATTGTAAGACTAAGAAAGTGTTACATACCGAAATTTCCGATAATGCGGATGATAAATGGAGTAGTCCAGTAATACCAGCAATAAAAGAAAATATAGATATAGATGCAATAAATAAAAATTTAGATGATATGGTTATTTCTAGGTTAGAAAATCATTTAAAGATAACTTTAGGAATAATCAGAGAATTTAATGCCGATATTGACTATTTAGGGTTTATTGATAAAGTTGAGAGTCTTTGTCAAGAATACAGATTAGCTTACAATTTCGGTGTAAATACGTTTGGAAAATATTAAAGGAGGCTAGAAAATGAAAGATGAATTAATGATAATTCCAATATTTGTTATAAGTCTTATATCAGCGTTTTTGCTGGTAACGGCTTTGTACATACAAGAAATTGACAAAGTAGAAAAAGAAAACAAAGAACTAAAAACGCAAAACGAAAGATTACAAAAAATCGTAAAAGAACTGGATAGAGAACAAGCAGAACAAACTAAAAGAACAGCGGAGAGAAATGGAGCAGGAGGGTAGGAGATGTTACAGCCGAAAGTGTACATTAAAAGATATGATGAAATATTCAACGTTGTTAATTATTGTTACAATAAAAAAATATTCACAATAAATAATAATGGCAAAAAAGAAAAATTTAAACCTAATCAAGTTATTTTGATGAAAAAAAGCGGTTATTTAGATATTAACGATAAAGTCATTTATGAGTTTGACAGACTAAAATTTAACGATAGAGATTTAAGAGGAAATGAAATAATTAATTTTGCAACTTTAGAAATATACAAAAATAATTGTTATTTGGTAGATTGGGATAGACAAGACACTTGTTATTTTCAAAATTACAAAAATGGGTTAGATGTAACTTGTTTATTGTTTAATTATAAAAAAGCACAAACAGAAGTAATTTACAACGAATTAGAGAGAAAAGAAAAAGTAGGAGGATAAGGAGATGCCAAATTGGTGCGAAGGATATTTAAAAATAAGAGGTAAAAAGAAAGATTTAATTAACTTTATAGAAAATGAAATTGTTTTGATAAAACAAGAGTCGATTATATCAGAACCTCAATATATCGATGTAAAAATGAAAGACGACGGTATAGATTGTAGTTTTAAATACGATAAATCATTTAAAGAATTTTTATATTTAAAAGGTACTAGAAGATTTTTTATAGAAAGCGAAGAAATAGCATTTTATTATGGATACGATGAAGATGAAGTTTGTTATTTAACTTTAGATATAAAACAAGCGTGGGGTATTATCGTTCAACCTCTTTTAGTAGAACACAGTAAAAAATATTCTCTTGATTTTAATATATTTGCTAGTGAATATGGAATGGAATTTGAGCAATATATAACTGTTGTTGGCGGAAAATTATTAAAGAACGAAAAAAGAACTTATATAGATTTTAGATTTGAGGCAATTAACCCAGATTTAGGAGGATAAAAAATGTTACAACCAAAAGTTTACATTAAAAAATTTAACGATGTGCAGTATGTTGAAAGTATTAGGTTTGATCCCGAAGTTGTTGAAGTTTACGACGAAGGCAGATGTTGTTATTCGTTTTGTGATTTTGATGAAGTTGAATTTATGGAAAATACAGGATTAAAAGATAAGAACGGAAGGTATATCTATGAAGGTGATATAGTTACAGTCAATGGCACTTGGAATTGTATTATCAAATATAAACAAAGTAGTTGTGCATTTGTTCTAAAGTCAATAGATAGTCGTTGGAGTGTGGGATATTTCGGTAATTACGATGCCATAGAGGAAATGTTGGAAGTCATCGGCAATATTTACGAAAATAAGGAGTTGTTGAAATGATGTACAAACTTTTAATCAAAATGAAGAACGGAGAAGTTTTGGAATTTATAACGGACATAACGACTATTAATAAATTGAAACTTCGTTATGGAATTAGAAACAAATATTCAGCCATTGAAATAGTAGGTCAAACTATTAAGATTAGTGAGATAGAAGACTATAGATATATGAAAGTTGATTTTACTGATTTTTAAAAAAAGGAGAAAAGGTAATGAGTAAATTAATAGAGGTAACAGGTAAGAACGGCAAGAAGTATTGCACGGATAGAACATTAATAACTGGGATAGATTATTTTTATTACGAAAAAGAAGAAAAAGAATATACGCTTTTGATTATTAAAGATAAACCTTGTTTAATCGTGCAAGAAACATTAAAAGAAGTGTTGGAATTAATCGAAAAATCAGAAGCGAAAGAAAAAGCACCTATTATTAATTTTATAAAATTAACTGATGCTGAAAATAAAAGAGATGTTTATATCAACGCAAACAAAGTAACAGCAATAGGTTCACAAACTAAAAATACAAGAATTGTTAGCGCTGTTGATAATTTAGTAGTAGTAACTGAAACCGTTGAAGAAATTTTAGCAAAAATTGAAGAAGTAACAAAATAAAGAAAAAGAGGAGAATAACGATGGTGATAGAGATAGGAAATAATATGACTTTAGTTTTACTAGCTGCAATGTTTAGTGTTGTGTATATAATAAAAAAATTTATGGATAATTAGGAGAATAACGATGAATAAAGAACAAAAGATACAAGAGTTAAGCAATAAAATAGAAAATTCTCAAGCAGAGATAGATGAGCTAAAGAAAGAGTTAGAGGAGTTGCAAGATAAACCTTATGAGATAAGTTATCCGATAGGATACGCACTCATGTGGTATTTAGATGATTGTGCTAGTGTTACTAGCTATCAATATTACAACACAGCTGTTGATAGAGTGTTTTATGAATCAGGACTATTGTTTGACACCAAAGAAGAAGCCGAGCAATTCCTAAAAGAGCAGACTTTAATTAAGAAGATAAAATGTTGGGTTAAAGAACAGCAAAGAGATTGTCAGTCTGATTGGAGTAATACAAATCAACGTAAATATTGTGTTGGTGTAGACCGTTTTATTAAAGAAACAATTTGCGATTGGTGTCGGGGACACGATAAGCCCCCTAAATTACCTCACTTCAAATCACAAGAAATAGTCCAAGCGTGCATTGACGAGTTTGGAGATGAGATATTGGAGGTGTTTTGTTAATGATTAAAATTTTAGATAAAATTGATGCATTTTTAGAAAAAGTTGGATATATGATTATTGATAGATATTTCAGAATAACAATGACATTCTTAGGTTTGTTAGTCCTAATCTCATTTATATTCTTTGTTTGGGCGGTAGGTCGAATATAAATGCTAGAGGTAGAATTATGTTAATTAATTACGAAAAGTTAAAGAATTATAGGTACAAAAAAGCATCTAACACTAATCACTATTGTCACAAGTGTTGTGGTCAATTAGATTATTGTCTGATTGAGAAGAACGTGTATTGTGTCAGATGTGAGGATTGTGGCACTCATACGTTGATAGAGGCTACAAGTGGAGAAATGGCACTCAGAAAGGTTGGAGAGAATGGTTAGAACTAAAGAAGAACAAACAGTATTTAAAAAGATAAAATATTTAAAAAACATAAAACACATTCAATTAATGATAGAATCCCGTGAAAGAAGTTTAGAAGCTGATGAACACAAAAAATCACAAGTCAAAGCTATAGACTACGCAAAAGAACAGATTAAAGGCGGTAATAAGAATAGTTGGGAGTGTTTGATTGATAAAACTGATGAACACAAAAGATATATCGTAGAAAAGAATATAGAATATTATCAAATTAAACTAGATATCATGAAAATAATTGATAACGTAAAAGATATGGAATTAAGATTATTGCTTCAACTAAAATATGTTGAGTGTTTAACATGGGATAAAATAGAGCAAATTATGGATATCTCACAAAATACACGAATAAGCAAACATTCAAAAGCATTAAATAAGATTTTTATCAAAAATCTATATTAATACATCAAAAAATATATAAATATATCAAAAAATATGTAGATATTTACATTTATGTATTTAAAAATGATATAATGATAGTGTGAAAATTTTAAATATTTTTTCATATATCTCTTTTTATATAAATTTTTTTGTTAGCAGTAATTGTGGTAATAAAATTTTCACTAACTTTTTTCTTATATTAAAGAAGCGTTCAATACGCTTCTTTTTTGTTTAAAAAATAAGGAGGTTAAAATGCAAATAGAAAATATTAAAATCAACGATATTAAACAATACGAAAATAACGCTAAAATCCATACAGAAGAACAGATTGAACAAATCATCAATTCTATTCAACGTTATGGGAACAACGACCCTATCGCTATTGACGAAAACAACGTGATAATAGAGGGACACGGGCGTTATATAGCATTAAAAAGGTTAGGTATTGAAGAAATACCTGTTATTAAATTAAAACATCTAACAGAAGAACAGAAACGCGAATATATTTTAGTTCACAATAAGCTAACCATGAACACTGGATTTGATATGGAGAAATTACAAGCCGAATTAGAACTTATTGACTACGATATGACAAATTTCAGTTTTGATAACGTAAATTTCAACGAAGATGATTTACATGATTTATTTGAAGATGTAGAAGAAGAAAAGAAAGCTAAAGAAAAGGAAGTAATTATCTGTCCGCATTGCGGAGAGGTTATTGACTAAATTATGTTTAGCAATTAGCGGGGGAGAGATTAACATTTACGGAAATGAGTTAAAAAACTCTAGGTATATTTTAACGTCCTTTTACTACTTTAGAGAAAAACTCCCTTTTGATGTTGATTTGCATTTAGTAGATAGCGGAGCATTTACATTTTTTTCATCTAAAAAGAAAATAGATATTGACCAGTATTTAACAGAGTATATCGAATACATCAACAAATACGACATTAAATACTTCTTTGAGTTAGATATAGATGTAATTGTTGGTTATGAAAGAGTACTTGAATTAAGGAAACGTTTAGAGCGTGAAACTGGCAAGAAATGTATTCCTGTTTGGCACATAAGCAGAGGTAAAGAAGAATTTTTAAAAATGATAAAAGAATACGAATACGCCTCAATAGGCGGAGTAGTTAGCAAAGAAAATATAATCAACCACAAAGACAAATTTCATCTATTAAACAAAATGGCAAAAAAACACGGTTGTAAATTACATGGTTTAGGAATTACAGATATGAATGTTGAAAGTTACGGATTCTATAGCGTGGATAGTACCTCATGGGGAATGGGCGGAAGGTTTGCTAAAATTATGAAATTTGACGGCAAAAAAATGATTGGTATAAATAAAAAATAAGGAACTAGATTAGTTGATTATCACAAATTAAACAAACTCAATATTTCAGAGTGGTTAAAATTTCAAAAATATCTAGCAAGGAATGACGTATGATAGCTTTAATAGGTTGTGTAAAATCTAAAAACAAAGGAATACACAAAGTTTGCGACCTTTACAATTCGCCATTATTCAAATATCAATTAGAATACGCTAAAAGACAAACAAACAACATATATATATTAAGTGCTAAACACGGCGTATTAAAATTAGATGATAAAATAAGAGATTATGAACAAACACTTAACAATATGAGTGATAGGCAAATAAAAGAGTGGAGTTTTAAAGTTTATAATCAACTAACAGAATTAGGTGTAAGCAAAAAAGAAAAGATTATATTCCTATGTGGAAAAAATTATTACAAATATTTGAAAAAAATTTTCACAAATAACGAGATACCTTTTGAAAATCAACCATTAGGCAAGAGGTTATCTTTATTAAAGAAGGAGTTAAACAAACAATAAATGAAATTAAATAAATTAATAATGTTAAACGGATTTTTTATAATGAGTTTGCTAGTATCAAACGTAACAGCAAGCAAAATAATCAGTATTGGAAATTTAATAGTGCCAGCAGCGGTTGTAGCTTACGCTATTACTTTCTTATGTACTGATGTTATCGGAGAGTTATATGGCAAAGAAGAAGCAAATAAAACAGTAAGATTAGGATTTATATTGCAGTTGTTCTCAATCGGATTGTTATATATAGCGATTAAACTTCCGCCAGCGCCATTTATGATAGAATACAACGAAGTATTTCAACAAGTGTTAGGACAAAGTTTAAGAGTGGTTATTGCGTCTTTAATAGCATATACAATATCACAATTCAATGATGTGTATATTTTCCATAAACTAAAAGATATACACGGAAGTAAGCACAAATGGTTAAGAAATAACTTATCAACAATAACAAGTCAATTAATCGACACGAGTATTTTCATCACAATAGCATTTTACGGAGTTGTTCCTAACTTGTGGGCCTTAATATTAGGACAATTCACTATTAAAGTTGTATTAGCGTTGTTAGATACGCCGTTTTTCTATTTATTAACTAAAAAATCTAGTAATAAGGTAGCTTAATCAAGTTACCTTATTTTTGTTTAAGCTGAGGAGGTGAGGGCGATTGCGAAAGGAAAATATCAAGAATGGTTAGAAAAAGATAATTTAATATTGATTGAAGATTGGGCAAGACAAGGGCTAACAGAAGAACAAATAGCAAAAAATATGGGAGTTGGATTTTCGACTTTAAAAGAGTGGAAAAAGAAACATCCAGCTATTTCAGACTCCCTAAAAAAAGGGAAAGCACCTATTGACTTTGAAGTGGAAAACGCCCTTTTAAAGCGCGCCTTAGGATTTGAATATGAAGAAACCGAAACTGTATTTGAAGATGTGGACGGCAAACCGAAGAAACGTATCAAAAAAACTATTAAGTACGTTCCACCTGATACTAGCGCTTGTATATTTTGGCTTAAAAATCGCAAACCTAACCATTGGCGCAAGATGAATGAAGCTGTTGAAAATAAACTAAAAGCTGAAACAGAGAAACTACTAAAAGAAGCTGAAGCACTTAAACTACTTGAAACAGATGATACCAACATTACTATTAATTTTTCAGGAGTAACAAGAAATGAAAGTTGATGTTAGTGTTAACCAGCATTTCATAGACTACATTCAAGACTGGGAACATTACTACTACATTGTAGTTGGCGGATATGGAAGTAGTAAGTCCTACAATACAGCTATTAAGTTAGTAACAAAAGCGATACAAGAGCCTAAAAGAAAGATATTAGTAGTAAGACAAGTGTACGAAACGATAAGATACAGTTGTTTTGATTTACTGATTGAAGTTTGCGAAAGTTTAGGTTTAAAGAAAGATAAGCATTACACAACAAGATTATCTCCATTAAATATTAAGTTTGCTAATGGTAGTGAAATAATCTTTAAAGGTTGCGACAATACAGAGAAACTAAAATCTATAAACGCCGTGTCAATTATTTGGGTAGAGGAATGTTCTGAAGTTAACTACGGAAGTATTAAAGAATTAATAGGACGTTTAAGACACCCTAAACATTCTAACCATATCATTTACACAAGTAACCCAGTAAGTAAGTCTAATTGGATATACAAACATTTCTTTATTGATAAAGACCCGCAAACGTTAAAGCCTGTAATTAAACTGAATGATGTAGAGTTGTACGAGAAAAGAACAATCAAGATTGACAATAAATATTATCATCATAGCGTTTGCTACGACAATGCTTTTTCTCCCGCTACTTACATAGAGCAGTTAGAGGCAATGAAAGAGTACGATATTGACCTATATCGAGTAGCATTATTAGGCAAATTCGGAACAAATGGTAAAAAAGTATTTCCACAAGCTAAAATCATGCAAGCTGAAGAAATGGCAGAGTGTATTAACAAAATTAAGACACCTAAATATTTCAACGGTTTAGACTTCGGATTTGTAACTTCTTACAACGCATTAGTAAGAATGGTAGTAGACCACGACAAGAAAGAGTTGTATATCTACTCAGAATACTACACGAGAGATAAGACAGATGAAGAAATAGCAAACGATATTAATCATCTGAAGAAAGAACTTATCAAGGCGGATTGTGCGGAGCCTAAAGCTATAAGATACTACAAGCAACAAGGATTTAACATGAAAGCTTGTAGGAAGTTTAAAGGTAGTAGGAATACTTATACTAAAAAGGTAAAACGTTTTAGAAACATATACATATCCAATGAGTGCCAAAACACGATAAGGGAATTAATGGACTTAACTTTTAAGGTCGATAAGGACGGAGAAATAATAGAAGATGAGTTTAATATCGACCCACATACATTATCGGCGATATGGTACGGACTAGATAATTACGAAGTAACGGACTTGAAAAACAATTTCAATGTAGGAGGTATGAAGTTCTAATATGGGAATATGGCAGAAAAGGAGGCTAATAATGAGTTTTTTATTTGGTAGTGATGAAACTACCTTAGATACAAACAAGATTAGATATTATATTGACGAATTTAAGAAGAGTAATAAATATAAATGGATGCACTTAGGTCAGAAATACTATGATGTAGACCACGATTATTTAGAAATTAAGACAAACTACAAAGACCAAAAGAAAGCTGATAATAGACTAATTCATGCAACCTACAAAAACATCATTGATGAAAAGGTTGCTTTTTCATTTAGTAAAGACGCTACTATCAAAGGTCAAGATACGGAGTATATCGAGCGTATTACTGAATTATTAGGAAAAGATTTCCAAAATAAATTAGAGATGTTAGCCTATGAGGCTTCAAACAAAGGTATTGCATGGTTACATCCTTACGTTGACGAGGAAAACAACTTCAAACTAATGGTAATACCGTCAGAACAGTGCATTCCTATATGGGAAGATGCAACGCACGAGAAGTTAAATTCATTCATTAGAATATATCCCGAGAAAATATGGACTTTTAACGAAATGAAAACTTTTGAACATATAGAAGCGTGGACAAGTGACGGGAAGATAACTCACTACAGAATGGACAGTAGCAACAGCGAAATAATGCTGTTAGGTGACGTTAACTATCCTTTAAGAATAGACAACCAGCCTTATTATTGGGCGAGCGGTTTACCTTTTATACCGTTTAAAAACAACTACAGAGAGTTATGCGACTTAAAATTTATTAAGTCTTTAATCGATAACTACGACTTAACACGTTCAGAGGCTGCTAACTATATTCAAGAAGTTAAGAATATAATCTATGTACTTAAAGGTTATAGCGGAGATAATGAGAATTATATCAAATTAAGGCAAATGATAAATGAAGAACGTATTATCACGCTAGATGCTGATGAGGGGGATTATAAGTCAAATGTTGACGCCTTGACACCTGAAATGGATATAACCGCAATTAAAGACCATTCAGAGCAGTTAAAACGAGATATTCAAGAGTATTCACAGTCGGTTAATAAAGATATTGACAAGTTCGGTAATGCTCCTAGTGGTGTAGCACTTAAATTCTTATTCAGCGGTTTGGAATTAAAATCAGATAAGTTTGAACAAGAGTTTTCTAAAGGCTTTGATAAATTATTAATGTTTGTCAATGATTTCTTAAATATTACTATTGACCCAGAAGTTGAAATTATATTTTCACATGATATGGCAACAAACGAAACTGAAATTATAGAAAATTGCTTAAAATCTAAAGGGCTTATTTCAGATGAAACTATCATAGCCAATCATCCATGGGTTACTAACTACCAACAGGAAAAAGAAAAGCTAGATGTTCAGAATGAAGCAGAAATTGACAATATTCAACAAAGAATAACAAGGAAAATAGAAGATGAAGACGGAGAAGCTTAGTTATTTTGAAAAGCGAGTAGCGAATAATCAGTGGCAAGTATTTAATGAAGCCGAAGAAACGTACGCTGAAATAATAGAGGTGTATGACCGAGTAACAAGAAATATAGTTGATGAATTGTTAGCTTTAAGCGAGGAAATAGAACTTAAAGGCTTAACAAGAAGTAGGGCTTACCAATTTAAACATTTAAGACAGTTGGAGGAGTACTACATTGAAGAGTTAGCGAAGTTAGGACAGGTAGTGGAAAAGACTTACACAGAAACGTTGGAAAATGCTATTAACTCTACTATTATCAATACGTCAACAGAGTTAGGAATTAAACTAACAAATGACGCTAATATTGTTAAAAAGTTGATGAAGTCTAAATACAAAGGTGTCACATTCAGAGGGCGTTTAGGAAATAATAACGCTAAATTAATCAAAGAATTGTCTGAGATATTAGAACGTGGATTAACAACTGGTAAGAGTATCACTCAAATGACTTTGCAGTTAAGAAACCGTATGAACTCTAATTTAAACGACACAATGAGATTAGTTAGAACGGAAACAATGCACCATTTAAATGATATAAAATTGCAAAACTACAAGAAAAGCAAAGTAGTTAAGCAGTTAAAAGATGTTGTAACGCTTGATGAAAGAACAAGCGAACAATGTGCGGAGTGCGACGGTAATATATACGACGTTGACAAAGCACCTACATTGCCTAGACACCCTAATTGTAGGTGTGTTCTAGTGCCTTATTTTGATGAAGATAAAATTTAGTCCTTAGTACGACGTTAAAAGGCTAAATACGTAAGCAAAAACGACACTTAGCAAACTCTAAACGTGGACTAGCCCACGTAAAAAAATGTAAAGGAGAAAAAACAAAATGAAAAGAAAATTTCTAGTTGATTTAGGTTTAGAAGCAGATGTTATCGATAAGATTATGGCGGAGTACGGTATCTCAATTAACGCCATTCAATCTATTAGCGAAACACATGAGGACACTATCAAAGACCTACAAGACAAACTTGAGAAATTCAAGGGGGTTGATATTGATGACCTTAACTCACAAATAGCGAATTTAACAAAAGAAAAAGAAAATATTGTTATTAATAATGCTATTGAAACAGCATTAAACGGAGTTAAGCACAAAGAACTATTAAAAGGTCAATTCGATTTATCAAAAATTAAATTGGATAAGGACGGAAAAGTTAAAGGAATTGACGAACAACTAACAACTATCAAAGAGAATTACAAAGATTTCTTTGAACAAGAACAAGGGCAAACGGTACAAGCACAGAGTGGATATATCCCAGCTAATCCCGAGCCTATTAAACAAGTTGACACATACGACAACTTAATGAATAACGCAACAAACATGACAGCGGAACAAATCGCTGAAGCATTTAACAAAATTTAGGAGGATAACAAATGGCAGTAACAAATTTTAAACCAACACTTTGGGAAGGAGCTTTATTATCACAATTTCACAGCGTATCAATCGCTGATGCAATGGTAACGAAGCCTACAGATATTCAAGGTGAAAAAGTAATTTTTAACAAAATTAAAAAAGGAGTAATTAAAGACTACACAGGAACGGTAGCATGGGACGAAGTTGACACTGAACAAGTTGAAATGACTTTCCCGAAACAAAAATACTTTGCTATTAAAGTTGATGATGTAGACAGAGTGCAACAAAAGAAAGATACTCTTAAACCTATCGCTGATGAACACGGTATGGTATTAGCAGAAACTTACGACGCTGATTTATTCGTAGCATTAACTGGAACAACAACAGCTGCGACTATTGGGTCTAAAACAGCACAAAAAGATATTCACGCTAAAAACGTATATGATTTCATTGTTGACTTAGGAACAGAATTAAGCAAGAAGAAAGTGCCTAAAGCAGAGCGTTTCGTAACTGTATCAGCTGAAATTTTAGGTCTATTATCAAAAGACCCACGTTTCACTAATAATCCTGTTATTTTAGCAAACGGATTCGTAGAGGGACAAAAAATCAACGGACTACAAGTAATGACTTCAGAAGAACTACCAAAAAATCAAGTTGTAGCACATCACAAATCAGCAGTTGGTGGAGCTAAACAAATTGACAAGACTGAAGCGTTACGCTTAGAAAATTCTTTTGGTGACGGGGTACGTGGATTAATGAAATACGGCTTTAAAGTGTTAAGAGATGATGCAATCGCTATCTTACACTACAAAGTTGTAGAAACTCCACTAGTTAAATAGTCATGAAACAAGAGATTTTAGAGGAATTAGCAAAAAGACCTGGGGTAGCGTCTGAAATAGTGGAATCTCTATACGAGGACGCTATCCAAGATATACAAGAATTTTGTAATTTAAAAGAAGTAAATCAAAAGCATAAAAGCAGCATTAAAGATTTAATCATGTTCAGATACAACACACTAGGAACAGAGGGGATAAAATCTGAAAGCTATCCTAGTGTGTCTTACACTTATGAAAGAGATATACCAGCACGCATTAAAACTAAATTAAGGTCATTTAGGAGGCTTAGTTATGAGCTTAATGACTAACTTTAAGCAAGCAACTTTAATGACCTTTAAAAGCGTTTCTACTCCCTCAGGAGCTACTAAAAAAACGTGGCAAGAGGAGAAACCAATTAAAATTGCAATTCATAAAGTAGATGAGTTCTACAACCCCCAAGGCTTCAAGCATTCTGAAGTAACACATATTGGTTTAACGTTTGAAAAAGATATACAAGCTAGAAAAAATCGTATATTAATCAATAACGTACAATATGAAATTCTAAACGTTGACAACTCCCACAGACTAACTCACTTAACTTTGAAAGAATACATCAATGGACAATAGCGAATTTGAAAGAGGAATGCGAGAAGCTACAGCAAAACTAATTGCAATACAGCAAGAAAGAATGGAAAAAGCGACAAAATTTCTTGAGGGTAAGGCGACTGAGAACGCTCCGTCAGATACAGGGAAATTAAGGGCAAGTATGATGAGTGAAACTCGATTAAAATCTGATGAAATATACGGTATAGTCGGGAATACCTCATCATACGCACCTTACGTTCACCAAGGAACAGGTCAGTATTCAGTAACGGGAAACGGTCGTAAAACACCGTGGCGTTACAAACTTATTGACGGTAGTTGGAGAACAACAAAAGGTCAGAAACCTCAACCATTCTTAAAAGACGCTAAAGAAAAGAATTTAGGCTCAATAATGCGAATGCTAGGAGGTAAGTAAACATGATTTCACATATAGTCAAGAAAATGCTTGATGAAGTTACAGGACTTAACTTTAAACCTATTCACAGTGATAAAGCGTGGTATAGTTTAACTCCTATACAGCGTGATTATATCAACGTTGATACGTTGGAAGTAAGAATAGTAACAGATGACTTTGACGAATTAGAAAATTACAGAATGAAAGTAGAAAGTTTAATTAATAAGCAACATGAGAGTAACCATTTAAAAGACGGTTACTCTCTACGATTTTCTGTAAGTGGCGGAGGAATATTGCCGTTACAAGACTTTGAATTGTACGACAGTACTCAATACTTGCAGATTACATGGTTCAAGAAAGAGAGGTAAATAAATGGCAAAGAAAATTGATGAAATAATCTTAGGTGCTGGGGAACTGTATTTACTATCAGCAACTGATGGGGAAATTCCAGCGGATAACGTGATAGAAACAGATGATAATAATGTAGGTCACTGTTCGGGTGGTGCTAGTTTGGAGTATAAACCCGATACATATGACGTTAAGAACCAATATAATAGAACGGTTAAACGTTTCATTAAAGGTGAAGAAATTAGTTTCAAAACTGGTGTGTTAACGTGGGATTTAGGATTATTAACTAAATTATCAACGGCAAAACTTACAGAGGATACGCCGAAGAAAACTAAAATATTAACATTTGGAGCAGGAGGAGCGTTAGCAACTAATATTGTACGCTTTGTACATACAAAAGAAAATGGTAAGAAAATTCGTGTAACGCTTATCGGACAAGCTGGGAACGGGTTTTCTATTGAGTTTAATGCTGAAAAAGAAACAACTATTGACGCTGAATTTACAGCAGTTGAGAAGAAAAAAGGCTTCTTAGCTGAAATTAGAGATGAACAAGAATAATAAAAGAATAATAAAAGAATAATAAAAGAAAGAGGAGTGTAACAAATGTTGAATGATATCCTAAATAGAAGAATAGAGGTCGATTGGAAAAACGGCAAAAAATTACAAATTAAAGAACTTACTTTCAAAGATTGGAAAGAAATGATAGAAATTGAAAAAATCGAAAATCCCGTGAAAGAGGTAGAGGAGAGAGTTAAATTTGTTGCAAAATGCCTCGACCGAAATTTAGAAGGTATAAGAATCAAGGTCAAAGACTTAGAGGACGTTAACGTGTCATATATTAACGCTATATGGACGCTATTATTAATTCAAATGAACTCAATCGCTAACGACCCAAACTAAAAATCCCGCTACCCGATGACCCTGTGGTAAGGGAAGCGATATTTGAAAAATATTTCGCAACGGAAGAGTGGGAACAAAACCTTGATAAGAGAACTGCGGAACTTAAAAGAATGTCAGATTATTGTGGTTTAAATTTCCTAGAAATAGAAGATTTACCATTGTACACTTATTTACAGATTAGGCGTGATAGCTGGTTGGACAGCATGCAAAAAACAGAAGAAGCTAAAGAAGTGTTAAAAAACATAATCAGATTAGGAAGAAAAGACGCAGACAAGAACTTAAAGAGGGGCTAGTTTTTAGTCCCTCTTATTTTTTTAGGAAAGGAGGAGAAATATGACAGTAGGTAGTTTAGGTTTACCTCCGTTATATACGGAAATGAGGGTAAAACTAGATACTTTTAAAAGCGAAATGAACAAGGCTACAGCGTACGCTACAGCAAAAGCTAGTGAAATAACTAGACACATGCAACGAGCAAATAAAGTAGCTGATAACATGGTTAGTTTTGGAAAAAAAGCGACTTTAGGAGTTACTTTGCCTATAGCGGCTGCAAGTGCAGGAGTGTTTAAATTTGCTAAAGACTATGAAAGTGCATTCGCTGGAGTTCGTAAGACTACTGACGCTACAGAAGCAGAATACCAAAAATTAAGTAAAGGTATTCGTCAAATGTCTAAAGAAATGCCAGCTAGTGCTGTTAGTATTGCACAAGTAGCAGAAGCGGCAGGGCAATTAGGAATTAAAAAAGAAGATATTCTGAAATTTTCAAAAACAATGGTTGACTTAGGAGTTGCAACTAACTTAACAGCAACGGAAGCGGCGACCTCTCTTGCGCGTTTCAGTAACATCATGGGAACAAGTGCCGACAATGTTGACCGTTTAGGCTCTACTATTGTTCACTTAGGTAACAATACAGCGACTACAGAGCGTGAAATTGTTGAAATGGGAATGAGATTAGCTGGGGCTGGTAAGCAAGTAGGATTAACCGAAGCACAAGTCTTAGGTTTAGCAGCCGCTATGAGTTCAGTTGGTATAGAAGCTGAAATGGGTGGTAGTGCCATGAGTAAGCTACTTGTTCAGATGAAATTAGCAACTACACAAGGCGGAGAAGCGTTGGACAATTTCGCAAAAGCTAGTGGTGTGAGTGCTTCACAATTCAAACAAGCGTTTGAAAAAGACGCGTCACAAGCACTATTGATGTTCTTAAAAGGTTTGAAAAATGCTTCAGCACAAGGTAAGTCGGCTATTGAAATTCTTGACGATATGGGAATTTCTGAAGTGCGCTTGAGAGATACTATCTTGAGAGCGTCAGAGGCAAGCGACAAGTTCAGCGATACGCTACAACTTGCTAATCAAGGTTGGCGTGAAAATACAGCTTTACAAAAAGAAGCACAACAAAGATACAAGACCACAGAAAGTCAGTTGCAAATAGCGAAAAATAAACTTATCGATATTGCTATCACGTTAGGTACTAACTTCTTACCAAAAGTCAATCAAGTATTGAATGTAGTTGGTAAATTTGCTGATACATTGAATAATATGAGTCCGACAATGCAAAGCGTGGTCGGTTGGACAGCACTTGCAGCTGCTTCTATTGGACCACTAACTTTTGGTGTAGGTAAAGCAATTAAGGCGTTTGTACTATTCAAAAGCGGTATAGGTGCGGTATCGACCTTTGTTGGTAAAGTATTCAAGAAAGATATTTCAAGTATTGGAACTCAATCAACTAAAAGTGCGACAGAGTTTGGAAGAAGTGCTAATTTAATTGTTAAAGCTAGTGATAGTGTTAAATTATCATTATCTCAAATTGGTAGTACTTATCAAACACAGTCAAACTCAATCAGTAGAAATAGTGATGTTATTATTGCTAAATTGAAAGCTATTCAAGTTGAAGCAAGAAACACAGCGACAGCACTTCGTGGCGTTCAAATGAACAACACAGGCGGAACTGTTAAGACCTCAAACAAAAAGACTAAAAAAGAGTTTGATAGCAGAGGAATTGACGTTTATACAACTAAAACAAAGCAATTAGGAGAAACTGCTAATAATACTGGCAAAAAAGTTAAAGGTCTAGGAAATACAACAACTGTAGTAAGCAATACTGTTAAAGCTAATTCCTCAAAAGTAGTAACCGCAACTACAACAGTAGCGAAAAGTGGTTCAAGACTTGCAAATATAATGTCTAAAGGAACAACAGCCTTACGAACAATAGGAAGAAGTGCATTAACTGCCACACCTTTATTATTAGATTTAGGATTAGGCTTAGGCGGAACGGCAACAGCAGTAGCAAGCATGGGCGGAAGTCTATTAGCAGGTGCAGGAGCGTTAGGAAGCCTTGCCGTTGCATCAGCACCAGTTATTGCTGGAGTTGGAGCAGTAGCAGCTGTTGGATACGGGGTTTATAAAGCGTTCACGCAAAGTGCAGTGCCAGCGGTCGACCTCTACAAATCTAAAACGGAAACCGTCTTTAATGAAGCTACTGGAAGAATGGAGCGACACGTTACCAAGATTAGCGAAGAAACCAAGAAGGAGTATCAACACTTCTACGATATGTCAAACAAGATTAGACAAGCGTCGGAAGGAATGTATGTTGGTTTATACAAAAACGCAAACGAAGGACACCAAGAAATCCTTAAAAGTGTTGAGCAGTACAAAACTGACTATATTAAAAAGGTTAATGAAACTAAAGAAGAAAGTATTAAAAAATTTAGTGAGTTATACGGAAATTCAAGTAATTTAAGCGCAGAAACAAAAGCAAAAGTAGTTAAGGATGCAGAGGAAACAGCAGAAAAAACTATTAAATCGGCTGAAACAAGACTTACAGAAATAACTAGACTTTCTGAAGAATTAAAAAACGCAAGTGGAACTAAAGCAGAGGAGTTGAAACGTCGAATAATTCAATTAACTGAAGAACAAGACTTTGAAACAATAAAAGTTGTTGCCAAGAACAAAGCCGAACAAGAAATGCTATTTAACAACCTATATAGTAATGTTGATGGAGTAACTAAACAACACGTTTCAGATATGGTAATTAAACTTAATGAATTAAGGGATAAGTCAGTTAGTGCCGCTAAAGAAAATAAGGACAAACAACTAGAATACGCTGAAGAATGGCGCGCTAAAAAAGAAATCCTTAACGGACGTCTTACTAAAGACGAAGAGGAAACTTATAAACAAATGAAAAAAGCAGCAGTTGAAGGATACGAAAAAGCAACTAAAGAGGCTGAGAAGTTGCGTACAGACGGAATAGACCGTTTAAGAAAAGAATACGGACACCTTGACAGTTCTCTAGATTGGAATACTGGAAAAGTGAAATCTTGGGCAAGACAAGTAGCTGAAAAATTAGGATTGATTAATAGTACTCCTTTAGAAAATAAATATGCAACGTACACTATTTCTGGAGCAGTAGCTGGAATGGGGGCATTAAGCCAAGTGTTAAGTTCTCACTACAATGGACTTGATTATGTTCCTTACGACGGTTATTACGCAAGATTGCACCGTGGAGAACGTGTATTAACAGCGGAAGAAAACAAAGAGTACATGAGCGGTGGCAAAGGCGGAGATATTAACGTAAGCATAGATAAGGTCTACAATAATACTCCGAATGATGCTAGAAAGATAGCCCAACAATTAGGATTAGAGATTAGAAAACAACGATTAGGAGGTGGTTTGGCGTGATAACTTTTAAAAATAAAAAAAGTGATAGTTTAGGAATTGTATTTAATGAACTTCCTAACATTCCTACTGGCAAAAAAAGAACTCAATTCTTTACTGTTCCAGGTCGTGATGGGAAACTGACTGTAGAAGATGACAGTTTAGAGCCGTTTCAATTAGCGTTTGAGGGGCATGCTGAATGCACTAGAGATGAGTTGTTAAGTTATTTTAGTGGTAAAGGTCGATTAATCTTCGATGAATTACCGGACCGCTATTACAATGTTTCAATCGTTGAGGGGGTAACAATAGCTTACCCCTTAGGCGATAAGAAATTAATCAAGTTTTTAGTGCCTATTGAGTTTGAGCCGTATGCTATAGCAATTAATAATCCGTTAGTGTTAGCTGGAACTACATTAACTATCAACAATATATACGGCATCAGGGCGTTTCCTTATTTCAAAATAACAGGTAACGGCACTTTCACTATTTTAAAAAACGGTAAACAGATTTTAGAAATAAAAAATGTAAATGGATATATTGAAATAGATAGCGAGTTAGACGCTATATTCAAGGATAATACGTCCTTTGAACGTAATTCGGTAGGAAAAGTACCCGTCTTAGATGTAGGAGCAAATACACTTGCTTTTAGAGGCAATATAACCAAAGTAGAAATTAGATATAATTGGAGGTATCGCTAATGGTTAACATATACGAATACAACGAAATAGATTTTAACCACAGAGGAACGCCTCTAAAGAATTTTTTAAAATGTGAAATAACTGAAGCATTAAACGGCGTATATGAATTAAATTTTGAGTACCCACTAGAAAGCGACGATAGTCACTTATTAGAAAATGGAAAGATTTTAAAAGTTGATAACTATGACGGAAAACAGCTGTTTAGAATTTTGTACTTACAAAAAGACCTAGATACAATTAAGGGATATGCTTTGCACATCTCTTATGACTTGCTGGGTAACTTCATAGAAGATATTTACTTGCAAGGAATGAACGGAACAAGAGCATTGCAAGAAGTTCTTAATCGTTCAACTGATCCGCATAATTTCGTGGGAGTAAGTAACATCACTAAATTAAGAAATTCAAGATTAGTCCGTAAGAATACGCTAGAGGCAATAATGGGAGATAAGGATAACAGCTTGCTATCACGCTGGGGTGGTGAGTTGTATCGAGATAATTTCCGCATTAATTGGCTTGAAAAAATAGGCAGTGATAAAGGTGTAACTATCAAATACGCCAAAAATCTTACTGGGATTGAGTACAAAGTTGACACTACTAATTTAGTAACACATTTCATTCCAAAAGGTTTTGACGGTCTATTATTACCCGAAAAATACGTAGTTTCTCCTTTGTCTGAGAAATATAAACCTATTGTGAAGCGTAAGTTACTTGAGTTAGAAGATGTAAAAAGTAAAAAAGTAAGTCCTACACAAGAAGACGCTGTAGACCATGAACAAGCATTAGCTTTGCTTCGTGAAAAGTCTGAAAAAGCGTTTGAGTTAGGTGCAGATAAGCCTGAAATAACTTGTACGGTTGCTTTTATTGATTTATCGCAAACAGAAGAATACAAATACTATGCCGTATTAGAAAAAATCTATTTAGGTGATACTGTAGGCGTTCAATACAAAGGAATTAACATCCTAACAAGATGTGTAGGATATACTTACGACTGTTTACAAAATAGATACATTCACGTTGAATTAGGGAATACTCCTCAACAAAATCTATTAGCGAACGCTATTAATAACCAACAAGCGTTAATTACAAAAATTGAAGAAGTTGAAAGAAGCAACGTTGAAAAGGCAAAAGAAGCTATCAAAGATAGTTTAAATGACGGATTAGGAAGTAACATCAAATACTATTCAGACCGTATTTTAATAATGGATACTAACGACGAAGCAACGGCAAAAGTTGTATGGAAATTCAACTCAAACGGTTTAAGTGTTAGTACTACTGGAGTAAATGGCAATTTCAGATTAGCAACTACTAAAGACGGTAAGTTTTTCGCTGAAATAATCACGGGTTTAAAAATTAATTCTGAAATGATTGAAACTGGTGCTATTGACTTCAAACACTTATCATCAACGGTATTTAGCAAGGTCAGAGAAGGATTAATTACAGAAAGTAAACTATCTGAATTTTTAATCACAAACGAAGGCTTGAAACAAAAGCTAACAGAGGAAGTACAAAGGCAAATAGAAGCTAAAAAACCCGAACTAAAAGGTAAAGACGGAAAAGTGCCAGCATTTAACCAATTAATCGGAACTAGATTTCCAACGTTAGATGTTGTTAAACCAGTTGGAACTACGCAATTAAAACTTAATAAGAAAGACTACAACAATCAAAATTCGATAGAGGTATTGCCGAACGCAAGTAACGAGTTGCAAGGGTTTAGCCTAAAAGCAAATATCAGAGATATAGCACCTGGAAGAAAATATGTAATGCGAATACCAATATATGTTTTCTCTGACAGTGCGAACAACACAAAAGTTAATTTAGGTCTTGAAGTGTATGGGAGATACGATTTATTATTTTCAATACCGCTATTAGAAGTGCCGAAAGGTGAGAATAAGTGGGTTATCGTTGAAAAAGAAACACCAGTTGGTGCTGGAGAAGAAACACAAGACTTTTTGCCGAGGGATTTCGCTTTCCTTTCAACTGGCAACGCACATTTCAAAATAGCTGAGCCGTATATGGCTGTAGATGAGAAACCCACGAATAAATGGCTTCCTGCTATTGAGGATATGCAAAGTTACTCGCTTACAGCTTCGGCGAGAATAGAGGGAAGCTATTTAAATGAAAATCTAATGAATTGTAAGGTCTATTTGGACGTTTACAGTAACGGAGAGATAGTCCGTGCTTCAACTACTGAAACACCTTTAAAGATTGAGATTAAAAAGCTAGTTGCTAGTGGATATACAACTTCTGGAGAAGTAACACTTGACAGCAACGGTCTAGTGCAAAATATCAACATTCCCAATGGCAAAAAGGATGGTCAACCAATAGAAGTCGTTTTTGAGGTTACTTGCGGAGAGAATAAGACGGTAGCAAGTGCTAGGTTGAACAATACTATTGACAAGCAACTTTTGAGTGAAACAATTAGTAAGGTTAAGACTTTTGAAAGCACTATTGATAAGTTTGAGAGTAAGATTGGCGAGATTAACAATAAAAAATTCAAAATGGCTTACAATATCGAAAATATTTGCTCTGAAAGTGGAGTTGAGAAGAAAGGGAACGACCTTTATTTTAACGCTAAAACTCCGCTTATAAAAGATAAAGAATACTACATCTTAGCTGATTTGGATGACGTGCCAGAAAATCAAAAAGTAGGTATTTTCGGAACTAAAATCGCTAATCATATCTTCGCTACAAATGGATTGAATGTTTGGAGAGTGACTTATGCAGGCGACCAAACGAAAATTAATATCTACCCTCTTGGAACAAATACTAAGGTCAAAAACGTTGAAATATACGAAGTTCCCGAGTTTGAGTCTGAGCGCGTTGACATAATCAACTACTCACAAGGTAATTACAACGGAAATTCTTTGTCAATCTACGCTAAAGGAAAATTAGAAATTTCAAAAATATACACGCTAGAGTTTGAGGTGGTTAATGTACCTCCACAAGGAAGCTTTATTTCGATGTACGAAAATACAAAGACAAAAAGTTATTTCAAGAAAAAACCACTTGTGAAAGGTATCAACAAGCTTACATTTAGAAATAGCAGCGAGTATAACGCTTTTGGATGCACTATTAAAGAAAATCTTCAATTAAGAAATGTTAAATTCTACAAAGAGGATTTTAACGTGGGTTACAAAAATGAATACAATATTTCAGAAATGGAGAGTAGGATTGAACAAACTAAAAATCAGATTGAACACGCGGTTAAAGAAGATAATTTCGGAACTTTGCTCACTCAAAATGCATATCACTTGAGGCTTGCGTGGAACAATATTTCTAAATTCATTCAATTTGAATATGGAGATATAGCGTTTTACGAAAAAGGAGAAATAACAGAGAATAAATTAACAGCTAAATTGACAGATACAGGTTATCAATTTTGGCGAGATGGATATCATTTAGGTAATATGGGAGCTAATAGATATATTGGTGACGAAAGCAAAAAAGGAATTGTATTTGATTTAGAATATGATGGATGGTTCATGGGTTGGGGTTACAAAAAAACCAGAGACGCCAATCAATACACATGGAAATGGCTTTATTCGTCGGGTAGCTTTGCATCTTACGACGCCAATACATTAAACGCTGGTTGTGATATTGATATGCATTGGAACAAATTAAGAAAAGCGTCAATTAACCTTGACGAAATAAGTATTCAACATACAATAACAAGTGGATTTCATTTTGCATTGCCGGCATCATTTACAAGCGACGGACGCGCTTCAGAGTGGTTTAATGGTTGCTATTTAGAATTTAAGAACGGAATTTTAATCAACGCCACAATGCCACAGTAGAAAGGAGAAATTAATATGACAATGCCAATAGAAGCTAAAATAGCTAATGTAAAGAGCGATTTAATTAAATATGTTGAAATATCAGCAAGAGAATACGGCTTACCGCCGTTCATTATGGTTGGAATAATTGCTGATATATTGAGTGATTGGAAAAGCAAGGAGTTAGTTCAAATGAACGACGGATTTAATGAAATTATTAAGACGTTTAACGAACAAATCTCGAAAGGAGAAAAAGAAGATGTACAAAATTAATTACAAAGATAGAATTTTCAATGATAGCGCAACAGTAACCGGTTTAAGAGTGCAAATTCAAGACGGTCAAACAATCATCACTAGAATTTTAAGTGGCAACCACGACCACAAAACAGATGAGGATTTAATCGAGTTAGTTCTGGAGCAATTCTATCAAGAAACGTACCCTAACCGTGCTGAGAACGAGAGGTTTACCAAGGTTGATGCGAAGTTAAAACTTATGGATGAGCAACTAGAGGAAGTAAACAAGATGAAGAAGGAACTTGAGGTAACTCAAGGTTCGGTTATGGAACTTATCACTCAACTGGGTGATAAATTGGCTAAAGGAGATGGACAGCATGAAGAAGCTGAGAAAACTCAAAAAGACGGCAAAGGAGGTGAAAATAATGATGGCAATGTTATTCGCAATTAATATCGCTAAAGGCAAAAGAACATTCGCAAGCGTTCCAGCGTTCTTAAAAGAACAAGTTAAGGAGTGCTTAATCGATATGGACTTGGAGCATTTAGCACACGAATAGTATCAAGGGAGCTTAATTGCTCCCTTTTAAAATTTGTAGAAAGTGAGGTCATTTAATGCTTGATTAGCGAAGGAGTTATAGTTGCAGTTGTTACTACTATCATTGCTCCCACGATAGCGTGGTTGTTGAAGCGTAGTAACAAGAATTTAGAAAATATTGATATTAATTTAACTGAAATAAACAGTAAAATTCAAAAGACAGCAGATGGAACGTTGGCAATAACTAGATATAGACTTTTAAAAGAAATGGCTAGGATTTTAGATAGAGGCACTATTGGAGTGCATGAATTAAAAGAACTTTCCTTGCTTTATGAAAGCTACAAAAATCTAGGTGGCAATTCAATAGTAACTGAATTGTTTGAACGTTGCCAAGATTTGCCGTTAAAAAAGGAGGATAAATAATGATAAATTGGAATGTAAGATTAAGAAATAAAGGCTTTGTATTAGCGCTTGTGAGTGCGTTAATCGTAGCCGTTCAGATGGTATTTAAAATGTTAGGATTGCACTTAAATTTAAACGGATTTTCGGCAAATGTAATAGATGTAATTAACTCTATTTTCGTTGTATTGACTATATTAGGAGTAGTAACAGACCCTACTACACAAGGTATTTCTGACAGCGAACAAGCGTTAACTTATGACAAACCTAAGGAGGACAAATAACATGGTAATAAACACAGAACAAGCGATTAAATGGATGAACGACAGACGTGGTGTAGTTACTTACTCAATGGCAAGTAGATTAGGACCGAACTCGTACGATTGTTCAAGTTCAGTCTATTTTGCATTGAGAAGCGCTGGAGCAAGCGACCATGGTTGGGCTGTAAATACAGAATATATGCACGACTGGTTAACAAAAAATGGATATACTTTAATCGCTGAAAATCAAGGTTGGGATGCTCAACGTGGAGATATATTCATTTGGGGCGCTAGAGGACGTTCAAGTGGAGCGTTTGGTCACACAGGGATATTCGTTGACGCCGACAATATTATTCATTGTAACTACGGCTACAACGGAATTACAATCAACAATCACGATGTAATTTGGGAAGCTAACGGTTGTCCGTATGTGTACGCTTATCGTTACACAGGAGAAGCTCCACAAGATGATATTTCAGATGATTTCGCTCATGAATTAGACGTAAACACAGAATTAAAAGCCTCTGATATGCCTTACTATGAGGCGGAATTATCTGAGGACTATTTTGTTGAAACTTCGCCTGATGTTAATTCAGAGGATAAGGAATTATTAAAAGCTGGAACAAGAGTTCGAGTTTATGAAAAACGCAACGGTTGGGCTAGAATTAACTATCCAGAATCAAATCAATGGGTAGAGGACGCTTACCTTGTGAATGCAGTAGATATGTAAATTTAATAATAAAGACGCTATTACACCCCCTTTAATTAGGGGGTTATTTTTTTTGTTGACAAAATTAAAAAATAGTGTTACATTAAAAATACCCAAATACCAATGCTCCCACTCCTATTTTAAAGGCAGATACGCTCTGACGTGGGAGTTCTTTTTTTTATTGACAAAAAATAAAATTAGTATTACAATAAAATTAGTTCTTTTAATAATAATAATAGCATTTTTTAATTCAAGTATTCATAGTCCCTATGATGAATACTTTTCATAGAGATGCTCCCTTGTATTCCCCCGTTTCCCTGCGGGGGTTTATTTTTTATTGACAAAAACTGTAAGCGGTTGTAGAATTAATGTAAGGGAGGGTATTAGTATGAAACTAACTATAGAAGATAAGTTAAAGATATATAAATTAAAAAAACGGGGGTATACGTTTAAAGAAATAGGCAAACAATTTTGCGTAGACCCCTCTAATTTAAATTATATTTGTGATTTGATTGACTTACACGGAAAAGGAGTAGTTGATACTAGGCACAGAAGAAAATATACTAAAGAATTTAAACAAGAATTAATAAATAAGGTTTTAATTGATAAAGAAAGAGTTTTCGATGTAGCTTTACATCAGGGGTTACCCGCATATTCTATATTGCAAAATTGGATTACTGATTACAAGAAAAATAATAATAATATCGTAGAACGACCTCAAGGTATGCACAGTCACAAAAATATAAATAAAACTTTGGAAAACGTGTTAAAAACTAAAGCTAGAACAAAGCTTTTAAACGATATAAACTGGCGAGAAGTTCGCTTTACAACTCCTCAACGTTTTATAAAAAAAAATAAAGGTAAATTCTATTATGCTATAAGGTTTGAAACTTTTGAGAAAAGAAAATACGAAATGACATATTTTTTGAACGATATTCAACAGAAAAATAATTTTAAACCAACTCGTATATTTGATGTCTTTTTAAATGTTGTAAGTTTAAAGAAAGTTTAAAAAATTAGACCTCACTAGATTTAGTGAGGTTTTTTATTTTTTTAAAAAAAGTTAAAAAAACTTTAAAAAAAGGCTTGACTTTATACACAATATTGTGTATAATAAAAGTACAAAGTAAGAAAGGAAGTAACAAGCAATGAAAAAACAACATATTTTCAAAACAGCACACAAAATAGCAAAAGGAATTGTAAAAGAAGTAGGAAATTATCAAATCGCATTGAGTTTAGCATTGAAAGAAGTGTACAGACAAATCAAATTATACGACAAAAAACGCTTCGGAAATGAAGCAGTTGAAAGTGCAATTTACAGATTAGGAACAGCACAAGAAGTTAAAGACTTTGACAAAGAAAGCGAAAAATACATTCACGGTATCGCTAAATGGTTCTACAACAAAGAATTTACAAATACACAAGCACAAATGCTTATCTATTTAGAAGATGAAAAAATAGTTAAAGAAACAGAAAAAGCATACAAAATAGCATTCTTTACAGAATATGGATTATTTGAAAAATGGATTCCAAAAAGCGTATTTAACAAAAATTACGCTAACGTATCAGTAGCATAGGAGGAAATGAAAAAATGGAAAAAAATAACGTATTATATAATATGATTAAAAACGGCAACGCACTTATAGAAAAGGAAAGAGAATTTTTATTAAAAAATGAAAATGCAAAAAAATTCTATGAATTTGTAGAAGTAAAAGCAAGCGACATATTTCAATATACAGATTTAAGTTTTGAAGCTCTTGAAATTTTAATAAAGAACAACTTAGAGGGCGACGCTTTAGCAACAATGCACGATTATACATCATATATTAGACGACAATTTGAGAAATTTTGCATAGCAATAGCAATGGGGGAAATTTAAATGATTGAAGCTATAGAAAAATTACTAAAATCCGATTTAACGAGTTATAAAATCGGTAAAGATACTGGAATTTCAGTTCAGCAAATAGACCGCTACAGAAAATCAATGAAAATAGGAAACATAACATTAGCTAATGCTTTAAAATTATATAATTATTATCAAAAAATAAATAAAAAAACTTCATAAAAAGGCTTGACTTTATACACAATATTGTGTATAATATAATTGTAAAGGATGATAAAACTTTACAAAGTCGGCAAAAGAAAAAAGCCCTAACAAAAGTTAGGACTCAGTAACAAGCTAAGTACTATCTTAGCAGAAAATAAGCAAAAAGTCAAGATAGGAGAAAAACA